AAAGATTTGTTTATGTCAAGTCAAAAAGCAGTAGATACTTTTAATACTGCTACACAAGCTTTATCAATAGCTTTTAATGATTTAGTTAATGTGTTTACTGCTGGTTCGGATTCAATGTTTTCTTCTTGGGAAAACTTTACAAACGCTTTAAACTCTGGTTACAATTTTGTTAAAAGGCAAATCATAGACCAGTTTAAAGGCCAATGGATGATATTCACAAACTCATTTGAATTAGGCGTTTTAAATATGCGTATAGCTTGGAACGAGTTTACAGGAGATACAGAAGAAACGGATGAATTAAAAAAGAGATTTGTTAAAGCAGCTATAGGAATAAAACAAGGTATGGATTTAATATCTGGTTCTTTTGTTGAGATAGGCAAAGTAGCATTAGATGCTGGAGAATCAGTTATTGAATATGCTAAAGAAACATACAAAGCAGCTGAAGCTAATGTTGAATTAGCTAAACAGGCAGATATTGCAACGGTAAAGCAACAAGGGTTAATTGAAAAATACGATAGACAAGCAGAACTATTAAGGCAAATTAGAGATAATGAACTTAAAAGCATAGATGAAAGAATACAAGCAAACAATGAATTAAAAGAAGTATTAGATGAGCAAGAAAAAGCTATGTTGGCGTTAGTTAATCTACAAATTAAACAAGCTCAAACACAATACAATTTAAATAAAAATATAGAAAACGAAAAAGCATTAATAGAAGCTAAGAATGAAAAACTTGCAGTATTAGCGCAGATTGAAGGGTTTAGAAGCGAACAAGATGTTAACGCAAATGCTTTAATAAAAGAAAAAATAGAATTAGAGCAAACTGTTATAGATGGAATTAATGAAAGAACATTATTAGAAAAACAAGCAATAGCAGATTTAGAAATAGATGAAATAAAAAAACTACAAATTCAAAGAGATGCTTTAGAGCAAGAAAAGTTAATTGAAAATGAAAGATTAGAAAATAAAAGAAATTTATATGCGCAAGGCACTCAAGCTTGGGTAGATGCAAATGAAGAATTATTAAACTTTCAGGCAGATGCAGCAATTAGAGAAAAACAAATTAATGCGGATTTAAACAAAGCAATATTAGAAAATGATAGAAAACTACAAGACCAAAAACTAACATTAGCAAACGATGCGCTTGGTGCTATTAACGCATTGGTTCAAGCATTTGCAAAAGAAGATGAAGAAAGCGCAAAAAGAGCTTTTAACATAAATAAAGCTATTGGTATTGCTCAAGCTATTGTTAGTACCGCACAAGGTGTTATTAATGCGTATGCTAATCCTGTTGATGTTGCAAGTGGTGTAGCGTTTGCGAAGTCAGCAATTATTGCAGCAACTGGAGCAGCGCAAATAGCAGTTATTTCAAAAACTAAATTTGAAAGCCCAAACATACCATCAACTGAAACGCCATCTGCACCAACAGGCGGAACAGGAGCAGAAGCACAACCACCAGCATTTAACGTTGTAGGGCAGTCAGGATTCAATCAGATTGCTGGCGCATTAGGTCAGCAACCACCTGTACAAGCATTTGTAGTTTCACAAGATGTAACAACTGCACAACAATTAAACAACGCAATAATAGAAACGGCAACTTTTTAAAAACAAAACAAAATGGAAATAATAGAACTTTTATTAGACGAAGAAAACGAAGATGCTGGAATAGATGCAATTAGTATTGTATCATCACCAGCAATTGAAAGTAACTTTTTAGCTTTCAAATCACAAGAAATCAAATTTGCAAAAGTAGATGATGAAAAAAGAATATTAATGGGCGCAGCATTAATACCTAACAAACCTATTTACAGAAAAGATGAAAAGAAAGAATACTATGTATATTTTTCTGAAGATACAGTACGTAAAGCAAGTGAGTTATTCTTTATGAATGGTAATCAAAACAATACAACTTTAGAACACAATATGGCATTGAATGGATTAACTGTTGTTGAATCTTGGATAGTTGAAGATGCTGAAATGGATAAAACTAAAAAATACGGTTTAGATGTTCCTGTAGGTACTTGGATGGTATCAATGAAAGTTAACAATGATGAAGTGTGGAACGATTACGTTAAAGAAAACAAGGTTAAAGGTTTTAGCATTGAAGGGTACTTTGCCGATAAAGCTAATTTAAAAGCAAGTGTTGAATCAGTTGTTGAAGAAGTAGATTTAAAAGAAGAAGAAGCTAAACAAAAAATAGAACAAATTAGAAATCTATTTAAAAAAAAAAAGATTGATTTAGAAACTTACAATGATTACCCTGATGCGCTAAGCAACAATGCTAAACGTGGCATAGAACTAAATAAAAAGGTTAATAATAAATGTTCGACTTTGGTTGGCAAAAATAGAGCAGCCACTTTGGCTAAAAAAGGCAATATTTCATTATCCACGATTAAAAGAATGTATAGCTACTTAAGCAGAGCAGAAACGTATTATGACGAAAGCGATACTAAAGCGTGTGGAACAATATCCTATTTATTGTGGGGTGGTAAAGCTGGTTTAAGATGGTCGTTAAGTAAACTAAAAGAACTTGATGAAGTTAATTTAGAATCTATGGTAATTGATGAAGATTATGCAGTAATAGATGACCGTTTAGCATATAGCACACAAGCGAAAGCAGAAGAAATGGCAATTAATATAGGGTGTTCTGGTTATCACACTCACGAATTTGAAAACAAAACTTGGTATATGCCTTGTGAAAAACACATAAATAAATAGATATGGGAAATAATAAACTAACAAGAGGAGAAAAAAGCAGAACATCACCAAAAGGCGGTAGGCGGGGTTGCTTATGTAAAGATAATACTTATAAAGTTAAGTGTTGTGATGGCTCATTAAGAGCGCAAGGCATAGGCAAAACTCAAGCGTAATTAAAAAAAATAAAAAAAAGGTATAACAAGTTCAATTAAAAAACATTTATATAGTATGAAAGCAAATGATATGTTAAATAAAATCAAAACAATTATTGGCGGAATTGAATTAACTGAAGAGGTTAAAGAAGTTCAATTAGCTGAGATGAAGCTTCAAAACGGAACAGTAGTTGAAGCAGAAGAATTTAAAAAAGGTGAAGCTATCTTCATCAAATCTGATGACGAAAGAATTGCAATGCCAGTTGGTGAGTATGTACTCGAAGATGGTAAGCTTTTAGTAGTTGAAGAAGAAGGAATTATTGCAGATATGAGAGTCGTATCTGATGATGTACCCGCAAAAGAAGAAGATATGAAAGAAGATATCAAAGAAGAAATGGCTGAAGAAGCAGCAGTTTACGATTGGGAAGGAATGGAAAAAAGAATTAAAAACCTTGAAGATGCAATCGCAGATTTAAAAGCTGATAAAGTAGATGCACCTGAAGATGTAAAAGAAGAAGCATCAGCAGAACTATCTGAAGAAGTTAATGCAGAACTTAAAGAAGAAATTAAAGAAAATGTAAATGAAGTAGAATTATCAGCAGAAGTTGCAGAACCAGTAAAACACAATCCTGAAGCTTCTAATGAACCTAAGTTTACATTAAATAAAACTAATTATCCTAAAACGTTACAGTCAAGGATATATGAAAAATTAAATAACTAAAAAACAAAAACAAAATGGCTACAAGCTTAACAACAACCTATGCAGGAGAATTTAAGGATAAATATATCGCTGCAGCCCTTCTAAGTGGGAAAACTTTAGACAACGGTGGTGTAACAATTCTACCAAACATTGCTTATAAAGAAGTAATGCAAAAATCTGTAATGGGTGATGATTTAATAGTAAATGCTGGATGTGATTATTCAGATGCTGGTACATTAACACTAACAGAAAGAATACTTGAAGTAGAAGAGTTTCAAGTTAACAAAACTGAATGTAAAAAAACTTTTAGCCAATCTTGGCAAAGCCACGAAATGGGTTATTCTGTACCAAACCAAAGTTTACCTAAATCATTTGCTGATTTTATTGTACAACAGTACATTGCTAAAATTGCTGCTAAAACAGAAACTAACATTTGGGCTGGTGTTAATGCTAACGCTGGTGAGTTTGACGGATTTACAACTATTGCTGGTGCTAACATAGCTGATTTAGCTGGTGGTGCTATTGTAGTTGGTACAACTGTTACTGCTTCAAACGTTATTACTGAGCTTGGAAAAGTTCTTGACCACGTTGCAGCTAACACTCCTGCAATCTTAGATAAAGAAGATTTAAGAATTTATGTTGGAAACGGTGTATTCCAAGCTTATGTAAGAGCATTAGGTGGATTTGCATTAACTGGCGGTGCTGGTACTGATGACAAGATGACTCAATGGTATAATGGTGGCGGTCTTACTTTTGATGGTATTCCAATTTTCTTAGCACCGGGTATGCCAGCAAATAAAATGATGTGTACACAAATTTCTAACTTATTCTTCGGATGTGGAGTTCTTGGAGATTTATCTGAATTAAGATTAATTGATACTGCTGATACTTTAGGTGACCAAAACGTAAGATTTGTTGCAAGATGGAAAGCTGGTGTACAAATCGGACTTTTAGGTGAAGTAACTTATTATACCTAAGATATAAATTAATTAATAACCTTTAATGGGGCTTTAATTAGCCCCTTTAATTAAAAACAATAACAAGATGGCATGTGATTTAAGTATAGGAAGAAAAGTACCTTGTAAGGATATCGTTGGCGGAATTGTTAGGTGTTGGTTTGTAGATTTTGGAGATTTAGGAGCAGTAACAGAATCGAATGATGAAATTACTGATTTAGCTGGAACATTTACCGCGTATCAATATGATTTAAAAGGCACTAACAGTTTAGACCAAACAATGAATAGTTCAAGGGAAAACGGAACTACATTTGCAGAACAAACTTTAACATTAACATTTCCAAAAATGGAAAAAGAGTTTCACAAAGAGTTGAAACTTATGGCATACGGAAGGCCACACGTAGTGGTTGAGGATTACAACGGTAATTTCTTCCAATGCGGATTAAAAAATGGAATGGAAGTAACATCTATTGCAGCCAATACTGGTACGGCAATGGGCGATTTATCAGGTTATACAATTACAATGGTAGGTCAAGAAACTACTTTTGCAAACTTTGTAGCTGGTGGAACTTCAGCAGCTCCATATTTAGGAATGAGTACGGCAACTATTACATATGTAGTAGGAACTAATAGTTAAAAAGGCACAAATTTCATAGTTTAGTGTGATTCAATATATAGTTTAGTTGGCTAAAGGAGGGTTACAAATTTGTTATCCTCCTTTTTTTATTAAAAATAAATTAAAAAAAATGCAGATAATTACTAAAAGTGGAACAAGATTAATTAATTTTATGCCAAGAGAAACTATTGATGCAGCTAAAGTGTACGAATTAAAGATAACAAGCGAAGAACAGAATAAAGTCATTTTAACGGACTCTAACGCATCTTTTACTTTAGTTAAGTACTACTACACCTATAGCACAACACAAGCTCTTGAAGAAGCTAATTTTTACACTATAGAGATTAATAACACTACGGATGGAACTTTAATATTTAAAGATAAACTGTTTTGTACTGACCAAACACTTGCAACTTTTGAAATTAGCAAAAATGTATATATTGAGAAATCAACAAGCAATAATGAATACATTTACGCTTAAATAAATATTTAGATGGATAATTTACATTTAATACAATTAAACGAATACCAAAGGCCAGTTATTACTGAAGAAAAAAACAGAGATTGGATTGGTATAGGCGAAGATAACGATTACTATCAATGTTTGATAGATGCGTTTATGGATTCAACTACTAACAATGCAGTTATAAACGGTATTGTAGATAGAATTTATGGTAAAGGTTTAGATGCTACTGATAGCCATAAAAAACCTGAGGAATACGCTAATATGAAATCAATCTTGAAAAAGAAAGATTTACGTAGAGTATGCCAAGATTTAAAGTTGTTAGGTGAGGGTGCATTTCAAGTAACTTATCAAGGTAATAAAATAAAAAGCATTACACATTTTCCAAGAGAAACTTTACGTGCTGAAAAATGCAATGAAGAAGGAGATATTGAAGCTTATTATTATAGTGCTGATTGGAAAGATGTAACAAGAAATACTAAGCTAAAAAGATTTCCTGTATTTGGTTCAGGCGCACAGAATGAAATATTTATTGTTAGACGTTATGTAACAGGGTACTACTACTACTCTCCAGCAGATTATCAAATTGCTTATGCAGAACTTGAAAAAGAAATTGCTGATTATCTCATAAATGACTGTAAATCAGGTTTTTCGGGCACTAAAATTTTAAATTTTAATAATGGGGTTCCTGACCGCGAAAAACAATTAAGCATCAAAAATGATGTGATGAATAAGTTGACTGGAAGTCACGGAGAAAAGGTTATAATTGCTTTTAACAACGATGCAGAAAGTAAAACAACTATTGACGATGTACCATTGAATGATGCACCAGCACACTATCAATATCTAAGCGAAGAATGCTCTAAAAAGATAATGGTAACACATAGGGTAACTTCACCTATTTTAATTGGTTTAAACTCATCTAATGGCTTTTCTTCAAATGCTGATGAAATTAAAAACGCTTCATTATTATTTGATAATGTAGTTATTAAACCTTACCAAGAATTATTGATTGATGCCTTAGATGAAATGTTTGCAGTAAATGGTATTTCATTGAACTTATATTTCCAAACTATCGAACCTCTTGAATTCATCGAAATAGATAAAGATATGGATGCTGAGGTAATAGAAGAAGAAACTGGTATTGATGTAGAAGACCAAGATTTCAAAGAAGAAGATGAATACCAACAAATTGAAGAAATAATAAATAAATCTAAACTAAGTAAAGATAAAGAAGAATTAAGTGATGAAGATTACGAAGTTATTTTAGATGGTTTGCACGGTGAAGTAATGGATGAAGATTGGGAGGAAGTAGCAGAACGAGATTATTTAGAAAGTGATGATGAAGAAGATTGGGCAAATAGTTTAATTAAAACTGATTTAGCAAGTATTGAAGATAGGCCAAGTGGTTTTAGTATTTTAGATAAATCTTATTACAAGATTAGATTTAAATATACAGTAGGTTCAAAAAAACCATTAAAAGAAGGTAATAAGTCAAGGCCATTTTGTGAAGCAATGATGGCAAGAACTGCTCAAAAAATTGTTTATAGAATTGAAGATATAGATAAAGCAAGTACAGTAGCTTTTGAAAAATCTGCTAAATTACCTATGCACAAAGGCCAATCATACTCATTGTTTAAATTTAAAGGTGGTGTATACTGCCGTCATAAGTGGGTTCAAGTTTTATACAAATTGAAGAAAGGTAAAGAACTTGGAAGTGATGATATTAAAGATTACAAGGTAACTAAAGAAATACCTAAGAGTTATAGACGTTCACCAGCAGGAAGTAAAAAAGCTAAAGTAGCACCTGAAAATATGCCGAATCACGGACATTATCCGGGTGTAAAATAAATTAAGATATGGCAAAAGCATTATTCATAACACGACAAGATTTAGTAACTTTTACAAGTGCTAATGGGAATTTAGACCCAGATAAATTTGTACCGTATATACGTTTAGCACAAGATATACATATACAAAACTACTTAGGTACGGACTTATACGAAAAGATTGAAAAGCTTATTAGAGATGGTGAACTAACTGAATTATTAAACCCTAACTATTTTAATTTAGTAAAAGATTACGTTAAAGATATGTTGATTTATTGGGCAATGGTTGAGTATTTGCCGTATGCTGGTGTTAATATAACTAATGGTGGAATATACACACACAATCCTGAAAACGCTACAGCACTTGATAAAGATAGAGTTGATTACTTAATAGAAAACAGTAGAACAACTGCACAACATTATACTAATCGTTTCATAGATTACATTTGTTATAACACTAATTTATTCCCTGAATACAATAGTAATTCAAATGGTGATATTGACCCTGATACGGTTGCTAATTTTGGTGGATGGGTATTATAAATTTTAAATAAAAAAAGAATATGTCAGGTTTTGGTAAAATATATGAGTCATCTAATTGGGGTGTTGGTGTTTGTGATAATACTATAGGATGGGGTTCATCTTATAAATCAATAGCTAACTGTACAGATGCTTCTTTTAGCTATTCTGCTGATAGCTTTGCACAAAATGGTAGCAACCCTACACCAACAATAACGGGTGATGCTGGCGGTACGTTTACTGCTACACCTTCAGGGTTAAGTTTAAACGCTTCTACAGGTGAAATAACACTATCAACTTCAAGTATTAATTCTTATACAATAAGATACACATTACCAGATACAACATTTGCAGAACAAACAGTAGGTATTACTGCCGCACCGTTTTCATCGACAAGAAGCTTTTCTTTCGATGGGGTGGATGATTACTTTGATTTAGGAACAGGATTAAATATGTTTAGATATAATATAAATGAATCATATTCTGTTAGTTTATGGTATAAAACAACTTCTGCTCTTGGTGATAAAACATTGATTAATTTAGGTGCTAATACATATAAATTCTTTTTAACAAGTGGAAATAGTGGTAAAATTTCTTTTGGTGCAGGAGCAAGTACATCAATAGGAGCAGTATATAATTGGCTTCCTACAGCTGGAGCAATAAATGATGGAAATTGGCATCACATATGTATAGTTCAAGATAGTAGTGGTGGTAGTGTTAATTTAACTCCTTACGTTGACGGTTCAAGTAGTGGCTCTGGTTCTTCAACTGCTTTTGCTGTACAAGTAAATAATAGAATTGGTTATGGGAATTATGGGGGAATACCTTGTAATATAGATGAAGTAGCAATTTGGAATAGTGCTTTAAGTTCAGCAGCAGTAACGGAGATTTATAATAGTGGAGTTCCTAACGATTTAGATGAATTGACTAATGCTTCAGACCCTACAGCGTGGTATAGAATGGGTGAATAATATTGGCAGATTAAAAATGATTAATTAAAAAAAAATATGGCGACAGAATTTATATCGAATAGTTGGCTAATGCCAGAAAACAGTAATCAAGATAAACTTGCTAACTACAGTTTAAGTTTTGACGGAAGTGGCGAAGTAATTACTTTTACTTCATCAATTGATTTAGGCCTTAATTCTTCTATAAGTTTTTGGACAAATTTCACTACACCAAATGTTTTTATTGGAGAGAGTTCATACGGTAGTGATTATATGGTTTATGCAACTGCAACAGATATTTATTTTAAAATTAAAAACGCTCTTTTTACTTTTTCGGGAGCTACACCAGCAACTGGACAATGGCATCATATAGTGTTTTTACGTACTGGTAATGATGTAGAATTATATTTAAATAATGTTTCTCAAGGAAGTCAAAGTAATAGCGGGGCTGGTGTATACACAACTAAATTTGATGCAATAGGTGCAAAACCGAATGGAGCAAATGACATAGTAGGCAATATAACTGAGGTTTCTGCTTTTGATTACGTGCTTTCAAGTTCACAAGTAACTCAATTGTACGGAACAGGTTCAGCTATTGGAAACCCTATGAGTTTAACTACAAAACCTGTTGCATATTACCCTCTTGGAAATGC